GATTATCTAAAAGATGACTCTAAATTTGGCCTAACAATAGCGAATGCAACCAAGTCCGGTTGGAAGTTATGGGAACAATTCACTGAAGCAATAGTGGATAAAACTATGAAACTTCCAATCGCTAAGAAATACATTGCTAAAACCGAAAAATTCTTAGATGTACCCCAAGACTTCGGAAACGATTACGACATAGAAGACGACTCAAGTGACGATGAAAGTAATCAAGACCCCAAACCACCACAATTGCATATTAAGAAAGAATCCACAATCAAATTTAACTTCGCTCCATCCCAGGAAGCTACGGAAGAGATTGAAAGCTCAGAATCAGATGAGGATAATTTCAATGAATTTGAGTACAACAAACAAATCGGTGAAGCTATTCAACGAGGAAAAGACGCAATTGCTAAAAGAAGAGCTGAAGAAGACAAAGGGAAAGAGGAAAAGGAAGGAAAAACTCAGGAAGAATTCGATCTTAAAAGAATTGAAAATGAGTTAGTCATGTGCCAAGAAAGAATAGCCTTAAGACAAGCCGAACTGGATGAAATGTGTGACGCCTCTGAAGTCACTGAATTTACAAAGGAAGAAAGAGAAGACATGTTTGGAAAACTAGACAAAGCACAAAAATTAGAAATAGTTTTAGGAACAATAGAATGCGCTGTTGATGTTATCCATGAATGTATGAAACCAATAACGGAACCTAGATGCGAATTTTGCACCAAAAAATTCAAACCTCAGGAAGAAGGACAAACGTTTTGCGAAAAAGCTAAATGCAAAAGAAAATTCTATAAGGAAGAAAAGAAGCAACCAGAAGTGAATAGATTTTATCCCACTGCACCAACACAGATGCGAAAAGAACAAACGAAACCATCACCGCCTACAGTCGAAATTCATGTTGATGATGGAAACATGACTATTTTCTCTAGCATTCCAACTGTGTCAATATATCTGGAAGAAATAATAAAATGCTTGCCTTTTGGAGCCAATTTTATAGGATACGTTGATGATTGGGTTCACAAATCCACACATAGAATCAAATGGCACGCTCGTTCCATGCGTTACGATTTCTTCGACCGTGTAGAGAAACACAAAGCATATAATAATCATGTCAATGAATTAGCTAATCAATACCACATATACTCCACTTCTAGTATGTTGATGCCACAAGACCTAATGCCGGTAGCTAACGTATGCTCATCAGGAACTTTTCTAAACTGTGTGCCACTTCCTGTGATAAAGAAAGAAATTCAAAAAGATTATCCATGGGATCATGTTGATAATATGCCAAGTCCAACTATTAAGAAACAGGGAACTAGACCTTTCTGGCCCCTTTTGTATCCAATAAACAATTTAGTTTCTTATGACGATACTTTCGAAAATTTTAGAGCAACTGTAGTTTGTAGATTGTTAATTCCAAAAACGCTTGGACCAGTCAAAGGAGAATGGAAACACATCATTGACTCGCTAGACACATTTAACTTTGATTTCAAACCTGACCATGAAGAATGGTTCCGAAATTTGAATCCTTATCAACAATCACAAGTCAACAGACACATCGAAGCTCTAGAAAAAGGAGACAAGTTAAACACTGATACAAAAGTGTTCTTAAAAGGAAAAGAACTACTCAAGAAAGAGGATAAAGGCTATGGTAGACTGATATTTAATGTCTCTACTAAATACCTTCTCTTATTGGGCGATTTTATCGCACAATTTTCTAAAGCAATGGTTCTTTCACTTTTCCCCTCAGTGCCCAGATTTACAATATCCAAAAATATTGCGTTCCACTATGCATCGTCCTTTGATGACGTTAAACTCAACCAATTCGTGAATGCAGCCATGCGTTCAAGTAATGGAAAGTACGTTCTTGTACTCGGAGATGACACTCTGATAATAGATAGAGATAACGGAATATTCATAGAGACCGATTACAGTGCCTTTGACTCGACACAAGTTAAAGGAGGTGGATTAGACTTATTTCCAGCACTGTTAGAAAAAATGGGACTACCAATTCAAAAGGAGGCCTATGACTCAATGTACTCAGAAAAAATAGATTTGAAACACAAGTCTGGAGAAAAAGTGGAAATGCCTGAAGGATACGAAACTCCTCCTTGGAGAATGTCAGGCGAACCGGGAACATCATTGGCTAACTCTCACGTAAATATATACGCTACCAAGGCTGTATTGGAAGGAACTTCAACTTATGAGAGATTAGGACTAGTTGTAAAAAGAAAAGAAAAAACTGAACTTAGTCAGGTTACTTTCTTGAAAGGAGTTTTTCTTCTGAATACGAACTTTGAGTATTCTTGGACGAGATTACCAAGTTTCATCTTGAAACTTAAATCCTTTACCGAACCAAAAACGATTTACAATAAGAAATGGACTATAGAGAAGTGCGAACAACAACTGTTGTGGTCGCAATGGTTGGGATACGGATTCCTGGATTCCAACTGGTTTTATAGAGAATTAACAAGAGTTGTTAGATCTTTGTGCCCTCTAGCTAGTAACATAGAACTAAGTGATGAATATAGAGTATATTCGTCTGAACGTTATGACATTGAAGATTATGTTTTCAACACTTTCATGTTGGAAAGATATTGCATAACTGAATTTGATATGATCGAGTATCTCGACTTCTTAAATGAACAAATTACATCAATCCCAGCTATCTACACACATCCTGTTGCAGATAAGCTTTTGGTTGATCTTTAAATAATTGACCCATAC